ATAAAGGAAAAAGAATTGGTTATATATATGGAGTAGATAAACCAAATATACTAAAGAAAGATAAGAATTGTTATATTATGTTTCATGACGGTTCTGTGAGACATAATGTATCTCCATCGTTATACGGAACAAATATTGAATATTTCTATTTCACTCCATCTATGCCGAATATTGCAATTGAAATGGCACATAAAATAAAGACTGTATTTGATCAGAAAAAACATCCTATAAGAATTATTGAGAACATGCACATCAGAGAAATTTTTATAGAATATACTAAAATCACAAAATCAATAGTTCGACCAGACTATGATCCAATGAGATTTCAAACTAACAAATGTATTAATCCATCTTTATATGCAGATACATGGATATGGTGTTATGAACATCCTATATATAAAAAAGTATTTGCTGAATGGAATTCTATTGCTAATTCATATTTTTCATTAATTGATAGAAAATATTTAAAGATCGAAAATGGAAAAATATATGGAATAAAAAACATATCTACTTGGTTTAAAATTGGAGAATTTTTAAACTGATAATGTGATGGCATAAGTAATAAAAAAGGTATTAGATGTCGACAATAATTTATATTGATGGCGGGGCTGGGCGTGTTATCGCTGCCATTCCGGCTTTATTAAAATATCATAAAAATAATCCTACACGGGAATGGTATATTATTATTCCAGCATGGGACCCCTTATTATGGAGTATTCCAGAGTTCCAAGAACGCACATATGGTGCTGATACTAAGGGATTATGGAATAATATTATATCAAAAGCCAGTGAAATAATAAGTCCAGAACCCTATAGGGTTCCTGCTTATTTTCGACAAGAAATCAGCCTTGTAGAAGCATTCGATCAAGAAATTAATAAGACCGAAGATCATAGTGATTTAACAATCCCTAAATTAATTTTTAGTAAATCTGAAGAAAAATGGGCCGCAAACACTATTGCTGATATTCGACAACAACAACAAAAACCTAAAACTATTATAATACAACCATTTGGTCGCGGAGCAACGTTGGATAGGGCAGACATTGTAGACTCTGCAAGTCGTAGCCTTAGTCCAGATGCATACATTAGTTTAGTTAAAAAATTAGCTGCTCGATATAATATGGTATTTTTTGGGGAACAACCATTACAAATAGTCACAGATACATTCACAGTTAAATTACCACCAAATACTGATCTACGTATGTGGGCAGCATTAATAGAATGCTCTGATTATTTCGTTGGAGTTGACTCTGTTGGTCAACATATGGCCCGTGCAACAAATACCCCCGGAACTGTAATTTTCGGTAGTACATTTCCAGTTAATACTAGCTATCCAAATTGGTTTCAGATTATTGAAAAAGCCGGCATTAAAAAATATAGTCCTATTAGAATTACAGGATTAGATAGTGTATTAGCAGATCGTTATAATGACCGTATGATGGATTTTGATGAAAATGAAATCGTAGACATTTATAACAAAATTGTTACTGATATTGAAAATAAAATAAAATAATGAAGAAGCCGTATGTTATTTTAGGAATACAACCTGGACATAACGGTTCAGCTGCTCTAGTTATTAATGGTGAACTTACTTTCTACTCTGAAGAGGAACGATATAGTAGGATGAAATATGATGGAAATCCGTTTAGAGCTATGTTACAATGTTTAGAATCTACTCCTATAGACGAATTAATTATAGGGGGAACTACATCTGAATTATCCAAATTACCATGGACGATGGAAGACGCCTATACGGCATTAGTTCGAAAATATAATCCAAATGTTAAAGTAACAATATTAGGACATCAACACCATCTCGGTCATGCAGTAGGTGCATTTTATAACAGTGGATTTGATACTGCCTGCGCAGTAATTGTTGATGGTGCAGGTAGCGGGCATTCTTTCGACAAAGACGGGAATTGGATAACCTCGGGGTTTGAAACAGAAAGTGTTTATACATGTAGCTATCCATCTCACTTTACTCCGATTTATAAACGTTATGCAGATGGTGGTAGCAAATATTTTAATAATGGACTTGAAGAATTTGACAATAGTGTGACAATTACTAAAGCATATGAGGCAGTTAGCCACTATTTGGGGTTCGGATTTATTGAGGCCGGTAAAACAATGGGGCTGGCACCATACGGTAAACATGACCCTAACATACCGCCCTTTTTCGTAGAAGGAAAAGGAAACAAAAATCTTTTAATTCCGATGTATCCTGCAGGAGCGTTTATAGATGAAAATAGATTTGAATATCTTCGTCGTATACAAGATCCAGTAGTTTGGCATTTTGACTTCAGCAAATTAAGAGAGGTAGATAAAAACATTGCTTGGCATATCCAACAAGAAACACAAAAAATGGTAGGCGATCTTATAGAATTTGCCGCTATGAAAACAGGACAACAAAATATTGTGATGGCCGGTGGCTATGCTCTTAACTGTGTAGCTAATTATTATTATAAAGAACGTTTTCCTAACCTTAACATTTATATAGATCCGGTTAGTCATGACGGTGGAACCTCTATCGGATTAGCATTGTATGCATGGTATACACATAGTCAAAGTACCCAAAAAAGAGCTCTTGAACATATATATTTAGGTGCGAAGCCAGATTATAGTAATTTAGCAGATATATCTACAGATAATAATCTTAAACTATCAAGAGCATCTCCCGAAACAATAGCCAAGTTGTTGACCGATAAAAATATAGTAGCAATGTTTAGTGGTTGTGCTGAGGCTGGACCTAGAGCATTAGGAAATCGTAGTATATTATTTGATCCTCGCGTATCTAACGGAAAAGACATAGTGAACATGATTAAGGGTCGCGAATGGTTCCGTCCATTTGCTGGAAGTATTTTAGAAGAACATGCATCAACTTGGTTTGATATGAAAGGTTTAAAGAGTAGCCCATTTATGCTATATGCTGTTAAGGTACGGGCTGAAATGATCGGTACTATTCCGGCCATAACTCATATAGATGGAACCTGTAGAATACAAACAGTGAATAGATTACAAAATTCTAATTATTATGACTTAATTACTAAATTTTATGAGTCCACTGGAGTACCTATGTTATTTAATACTAGTTTTAATTTAGCCGGTGAGCCGTTGGTTGAAACATTACAAGATGCGATCAGTACAATTATGCGTTCAAAAATGCAATACCTGTATCTACCAGACGAAGGATTGTTGGTAAGTAAATAAAATGCAAAAATATCACTTTATATCAGGCCTTCCTAGATCTGGATCAACATTATTAAGTTCTATATTAAAACAGAATCCAAGATTTCACGCAGCAATCTCTGATCCACTTTATGATTATGTAAGAAATATGTTACAGGTTACTCATCAAAGTGTAGGAATGGAGGCAGCAGTCCCTGTCTCAAAAAGAACTGAATTAATTAGAGGATTATTTGGTTTATTTTATCAAAATAAGCCAGAAATATGTTTTAATACAAATAGATCATGGACGTCAACAACCGCTTTAATTAAAGATCTGTTCCCAAATAGTAAAATATTAATTTGTATTAGAGATATTCCTTGGATATTAGATAGTTTTGAACAACTCAATTCTAAAAATCCCTACACAATAAAAGCATTATATCACCATAGGGACCTACTCACTGTATATGAAAGAACACATACCTTAATGGGAAATGAAGGAGGATATGTGCAAGGGCCATTAGTTGCTCTACGACAAGCATTATACAGTAATGAAAAAAACATGTTATGTGTTATAGATTATGAAGCAATAAGTAAAAATCCGTTATCAACAATGAAACGAATTTATGAATTCCTAGGTGAGCCCTGGTTTGAACACGATTTTAACGATGTTGAAGATAGTTATGATGAGTTTGATGCGCAAACCAATATCGCAGGTCTACATCGTATAAGGAAGAAAGTAGAATTTACACAGCGTCGACCAATAATTCCAGAAGACCTCTGGTTACAATATAGTCAGAGTAGTTTTTGGAAAATGGAGTTTGATCATATAAAGAGCCAAATATTATGGATAGAATAACTGAACCAGAAGCAACTAAAAAAGCTCGTAGAGTACTGATCGGTACCCCGTGCTATGATGGGAAACTTGAAGTATGGTATGTCAACGGTCTAATTGAAACTATTAGGCAAAGTATGTTAAGGGGTATAGAAATCTTCCCTATATGGCTTAGCTACGATGCATTAATTCAACGAGCACGAAATGATTTAATTTCATTGGCATTGGGTATGGAATGTGATGATCTCATATTCATTGATAGTGATATTGAATGGCAACCCGATTGGATCTTTAAATTATTAGAATATCCGGTGGATGTAGTAGGGGGAACCTATCCCAAAAAAGGAGATGCCGAACTGTATGTTGTTAAATTACTTGATACGAATAAACAACCCAATAATTTAACCGGATTAATTGAAGTAGACGGATTAGGTGCAGGATTTTTAAGATTTAGTCGACGTGCTATTCAATGGTTATGGGACAATAGTGAATCTTACGAAGAAAAAGAATACAATAAGATACGCAAAATGATATTCGAGGTTGTTGTTAGAAATAATGATTTAATAAGTGAAGATATATGGGTGTGTGAGAAGCTTAAGAGTGCTGGAATTTCCACATGGTTAGACCCCCAAATGACTTGCAATCATATCGGTATGAAGAAATATACGGGTAATTTTAATCAATGGTTAGAAAAAATTAGAACATCAGCACCTCAAATACAACCTCGTTCTCAACCTACATTGAATTGGGAAAATCCAAACTACGGAAACAATAGTCTCAATAGATTTATTAACAAGACCAGTGGACTCAATGGAATCAAATCCCTCTACAAATGATATAAACGAACCACTTCCAAAACCAATGGGTGGCAGCGAACTTGCCTATTATACTTTAGAAAGTAAATTAGATAAGGGTTGGGATAAAGACGTCAATATGGTATTGAGTCATTGTAACTTCGCATATTTAGATCCTAAAAAGATTAACATAATATGGCAACAATTAAACTGGAATGAAGAAAGCGTTACATTATTAGCAGATGAAAATTTTACCAATTGCATCGATTATTATGTTTGGGTAAGTCATTGGCAATATAATGAATTTAGAACTAGGTTTCATATTCCTGCCTATAAAAGTGTTATAATTAAAAATGCAACTCATCCAGTTAAATTTGTTGAAAGAAATAAAACCGAGAAATTAAAGTTAATTTATACATCAACTCCGTGGCGAGGCCTAGATGTAGTATTAGAAGCATTTAGATTATTAAATCGACAAGATATAGAATTAGACATATATTCTAGTACTAAAATTTACGGATTAAATTTTCAAAATATAACAAAAGGTCAGTTTGACGAATTATTTGACACCGCAAGAAATATGCCCGGTGTTAATTTTAAAGGATATGCAACAAATGAAGAGGTACGAGCAGCCGTAAAAAATGCTCATATTTTTGCCTATCCTAATACCTTTGAAGAAACAAGTTGTATGAGCGCAATTGAGGCTCTTGCGGCCGGCTGTAATGTTGTTACTACGAACCTCGGCGCCTTACCAGAAACATGCGGCGATTGGCCAATATATGTTACATATGGCCCAAATCGACCTGTATTAGCTTCAAGATATGCAATGGTATTGAACGAAGCAATAAATAATTATTGGAGTGACCATGTTCAGACGCATATTCGAAAGCAAAGCTTGCATTATAACGAATTTTGGACGTGGGATCAACGAATTTGGGAATGGAGGAATTTCCTAAACTCTGTAGAGAAAAATAAATAATATATCTATTTTAAAGGAAAACCGACAATGCCATCACAAATTAATCAGGTAGCAACAGCAGCACAAGAAATTGTTTTAGCAGAACGTGTAGTCACAACAGAGTGGCGTGTAACACGAATAGTTGAAGATATTGTAAATCGCTTTGTTAGAGTAGAAGTTGAATTAGGCCCATTTACACAACAAGATGGCCCAGGTGGTTCACAACTGCGTGGATCCGGCGGTCGTAATTTCGTTATTTGGGAAAACGAGGCATATGACGCTATTCGTGACACTTGGGCAAATGCAGATTTATTAGATGTTCTTGCAACTAAAATTACAGCATAATATATTTCGATAAAATATGGTGCAACGTATTTTGGTAATGGGTCTTCCCGGCGCAGGTAAGACTTATCTAACAAAATGTATAGTGGATCAATTTCTAATCCTTAACGCACCAATTACCTGGATCAATGCGGATATCGTTAGAAAAAAATACAATGATTGGGATTTCAGTCCTGCCGGTAGAATTCGCCAGAGTATTCGAATGAAAGCATTAGCTGATACAGCGATTACAGATTATGTAATTTGTGATTTTATTGCACCATTAGAAGAACAACGGGAAAACTTTGAAGCACATTGGACCATTTGGGTAGATACTATTAAAGAAAGCCGATTTGATGATACCAACAAAATGTTTACTCCTCCAAAAAAATATGATTTTAGAGTAACTGAAAAATTCGGGGAAGGATGGTCACAGTATATCTCTAATCAAATTTTAAATCAGGCTCAACAAGAGTTCAAGTTTAGTTTTAATGATCTTGTTGCTTAGACTTATTTTCACACCTCTATGCAACGGCCTTGGCCACCTTCCTAAATCACACCACGCATACCCGCCATGTTCTTTGTTAAGGGTAGGTATAAATTCTCTATCTACAACTAAAACATAGGTATTATATTGAAAATGTTGATCATTACTTGTAAACAATTCGAGAGGTACGACTTTTTTAATTTGAGGTGTTTTTTCAACTTCTTCAGTAACTTCTCTAATTAATGTATCGTATGGGGATTGATCATGTGGTTCTTTTTTCCCCCCAACCAATCCCCAACTTTCTGCAGTTTTACCTTGTGTTCTAAGTAAGAACAAAAATCTTTTTGTATCTCTAGATAAAAATAAACCTCCAGAACACACTATTTCGTTCATAAGAAACCTTTTACTAGAGGATAAGTCTCCAGTTTAATTTGTCATATAAGCCTTCATAGGATTTGGTCCATTGCCGTCCATCCCACTTATATTGTATCCCTGTATATATATTAGTTATATAAGTGAACTCGGTTATTGATGTAGAATCGAATAAAACTGACCAATTATTTCCATCCCATTGTATTATATCATTGGCATGTGCTTGAAAATCTCCGTTCTGTCCTTTCCATGCATCTGGACCATCATATCCTCCTTCTCCAAAATAAGAATTAATATTAATATCTTCAAGAATAAGATATCGTCGATCTATATTTTGACCCTGGACAGAGTTAGGATTGAAGGTTTGAGGATTAACAATTGCATCTATTGTTCCCCTACTATATGTATTAGACTGATCAGTTAATATAGTATTTCCTGGTACTGTATCTTTATCAATATTCAATGACATTAATGATTCATCAGTTGGATTCAAACTAATATATGCTACAATCTCATTGCCGTCGGGTTTAGTAAAACGCAACTCACTTAGGCCTGATTTAAATTGACCAGGATGTAAATCAAGCAAGTTTAACCACGATGGTCGATCTGATACCGAATTAACATCAAGCCATCCTTCGCTAACATTTTTTTCGTCTGTGCGGACTAATACCGCAGTATTGTTTAATACTAAAAGATCGCAATCACTTGAAGTAATAACAATCCTAGCAATAGGTGTAAGATCTTTAAAGATATCACCTCCGAGAAGTGCATCCTCATATCCACCAATTTCTCCTGTTCCTATCGGCTCATCAAATATGCTAGAAATAATTTTAGTGATAATACCTAATTTTTTAATTTTGGCAGGAGTAGTAATCCAAGCCGGTCCTGTAAATTGTAATGTTGCTATACTAATATTATTTTCAACACCCTGAGGGACTGTCCTAGTTTCAAATACAGAATTATCTGTTATTTCTAAATAACTTAGGCTGGTCCAATCTATATAATTATTATTGGTTTGAATTTCCATACTAGGATTGAACAATACCGTAATTTGTTCCCATAATTGTAATTTTTGATCTAAATTAGTTGTCCATATATCAGAATTAAATGTAATATTATAAGGGGTGGGCATTAATCTTTCTACGGTATAATTTAATCCTTGCTTATTTAGATACTCATTTCCATTTTCGTCAAGTGCCCTCTCTCTAATTCGTAAATTATTAACGTATGTTGGATCCTGCATACGTGTGCGATCAAATTTTAAATCTTTAATATAACATGCTATAAATGGGGCATTCGGAATAACATTCTCAGAATTTTTGTTTATAATAGATGCTACTTGTCTGGTCATATCTCCGTAACGAACAGGGACCTGTACGAGTTTACCGTTGGCATCCTTATAACTAAATCCACTCATTAATCGCATGAATTGGACTAGGTATCGTTTTATCTGCGCGTCATAAAAATATTCCGAGATCTTACAACGATGTTAAGTCGTCGCCTCCTTTTTTACCACACTTTGTAAATATACATATTATTAGTTATCAGCCGTAGGACGAAGAGCTTTACTTAACGATTGTCGTTCGGGTATAACTTTACCACCAATTGTAGCTGTGCTGTTATTATTAATAAAAGAAGTTCTCTGTGTTTGTCTCGTTACACCAGGATCAGCAGGTAATCCGTCTATCGGTTTATTAGTTAAAGTCATACGCACACTATCCTCAAATTTAATCCAATGTTTTCCATTCCACCTAAATAATCTATTAGGGAAAAAGTCTGTTCTAAGATGAAATTGTCCTGCAACAGACGGATCTGGAAAACTAGTACCAAATGTGTACGGAGCGCCATTAGTCGGCAACCCATCTCCAGTTAGATATCCGACGTATAAATCTCTTTTTGGGGCACGTAGAACCATGGTAGCATCCATTGCCGCAGTATCACTATCTGCGGTATCGATATCGTCACTAGTATCACCTATATCAACTAACCCAGATTCTCTTGTTGGAATGACGAAATAGCTATGAGTATCATATCCACTAAGTGGCGCATCAGCCTCTGCTTGAGCAATAATAGCATTATTAATCTCAATGCTTTTATCATAAGAACTAATAATATCTCGTAATGTTTTGTTACCATCTCCGCCTGGTGCATCAAGGATTTCTTTAAATTCTTGGCTATCTACTAGGGGTTGACACTTGGCCCTCAATAAATGAGGATACCATGTCTGACTAAATCCAGTCGCTGGTCGTGTAACTTCTGTAATTACATAAAATCTTTTTAATGCAACCATAGAATCATCAAGGGCATACTCATCTTTGAGATGCGGTAACTCAATAACATCACCCGACATTATTTTTCTACCTAATGCTTCAAAAGAACTACGTAAATGAAAATGCATTAAAATTTCATCGTTTTGTAAAAACAATCCAAACTGAGATAAATTAAAGATGTTATCTAGCATGGTATAGATTCCTCTGATTCTATAAACATCAGGATCATAATGTCTGTCACGATTTTCCATAAACACTAAATCTTGTATACCTAGTTCAGGAATAGGATTGGTATTAATGGGCACAGACGGTGTACTAGTACCTGTAGTGATAGGATTTACAGGACCAAGGTACTTATGAATTAAACAATCAACCCCCCCTACCTGGAATTGCTCATTAATTACAGAGTCCAAAAACTTAAAATCGTTACCTTTTTCAGGACGATAAAGTGAAAGTTTAGTCACCGTAGTTTCCCTTACCCAACTGTGCCGCCTGCCGTATTAGGTTCCGCCGTATTAGGTTCCATCGCATCAGGGACTTCAGAAGTATATGATATCGGAAAAGCAGTTTTAATTTTTGAAATTTCTTTGGCAATATCATATCCACCTGTTACTATGCCTTCTGATCTTTTCTTAATTTCATCGGCATGTTGTTCAATACCTATTACTATTTGTTTCATCAATCCTGGAAATAGTTCAGCAAACCTTGTATCATTTTTTAGTGTATTATTTCTATCATCTTGATCGGCATTATATAATGAGCTAGAAGAAGCATGGAGTTGCCATTTACCATCCTTAGAATCTTGATTTGTTTTATCAAAAATACTTACAATGATACCTCCAGTGGAGTACTTTGGAAACCAAGTACTTAAACCCTGGCTAGAGCCGGTACAGAAATTTCCTTGATATCCGTCTGCATTATTAAACACATAGCAAGAACCATAATTTAATGGGATAATAACATGAAAACGTTCATTACTAATGATGACTATTTCTTCTTTAGTTTTTTTAATTCTTTCAATTTCAGCCGATTTGCTAATTCTATCTAAGTCAATTCTATATTGTCGATCATTTTTGATACGATCTAATCGACTAATATTTTTAAATTTATTGAAATCTTGATCTTCGGGTCTTAATTTTCCTCGGACACTTAAAACACTCCATACACCTAATGCATCTACGGCTTCACCACTAATATCTTCCCAATCAGCTAGTCCATTTATATATAATCTTAATAGCCAATCATCAAATTTACCATCTCTTGATAAATCACCGTGATTACTACTCCGCAAGGCGTTATCTAAGAGATCACTCCACGCAGTTGCCAATTCTTCATCAGTTGGCCTAGGTCCTAACTTAGCAACAACTACGTTAGGTAGGGTATGATCATGGCGCATTGCTATACCTAACATCTTGATTGTTTTCGGATCTTTTATAATTTTCTTAATTATATTGGCTTCAGTAATTAATTGTAATAATCTCATCCTGTAATTAACCTTTTCTTAAAAAATGATAACACTGCACCAAGTTTTTTAGTATCTCCTTTAGATATATCATCAAGAATATGTTGAGGACCTGTACTTTTTTCAGAATTAACACTACTCGAACGATATGGTTTAGAAATATTTCCGGTTTCATTTGGATAAAAGTACCCGGCCGCAAATATTACAGCATCTACTACTGCTCTTTTTATAAGACCTGCAGTTTCAAACGATGGATTTGATCCTTCTAAATTATCTAATGCATTTTCTAATGATTGCCAACGTTTAATTTTTTCATCGAGTTTCCAATGAGCTCCATTCTTAATCATTGTTCCTATCATACCTCTAACATCTTCTTTGGCAGCGAAAATAGCCTTGACCCATAATGGTTTAAATTTTACCATTAAGGTAGCATAATCAAATGTAGATGATTTTGATTTACTAGTATATGATTTTCTCTTTGTTCGTTTATTGATGACTTCACCGGTATCTATACCAACATATAAAGATATAGGATTACCACCCAACTCTCCTTTTAAGAAATCTAAAATATTCCCACCTCTACCACTCTTAAACGTAGTTGGTTCTTGACCTTGGCTCGCCAAAGCTTCGTAATTACCGTCAGTTTGTCTGATAGCGCCTATGCCTCTCGGATATCTCATTAATACCCAAGCTCCCTTACTAGCATCTTTAAGAACATTCCAGGAGATTTTATCGATCTGTTTATATTCTTGATTGTGTCCTAATCCTGCTTTTTTATGCAGATAAGAGACAATTTGTGGCCCTCCACGAAATCGTTTAACCAAATCCATAGAAGAACTGACTTCAAGGATAGCACCCTCGCAGAGTATAGCGAAAATTTGACAACTTTTTAATTTCATGCATATATTTATACGAAATTGAACTAAATATCAATATGAACGACTTAGATAATGAACGTAAGATCGTGATAGACTACATTAAAACCATGCTCGGTGGTAGCATGATAGATGTAGAATTAGATCCCTCGGACTATAATACAGCTATTGATAAAGCACTATTGCGATATCGACAACGTAGTCAAAATTCTACTGAAGAAAGTTTTGGGTTTATAACATTACAGGTAGATACAAATGAGTATTTTCTCCCTAAGGAAGTTATGCAGGTGAGGCAGCTTTTTAGACGTTCAATAGGTTCAAGATCGGGCGGGGGGGATGGCGGCAGTTTATTTGAACCATTCAATTTAGCATACTCAAATACCTATTTGTTATCTAGTTCTAATATGGGTGGGTTAGGAACTTATTTTGCATTTGCAAGTTATCAAAATTTAGTTGGTAAGATGTTTGGAAGCTTTATCAATTTTACATTTAATCCTACTACTAAAAAGCTTACAGTAATGCAACGTCCAAGAACTGAAGAAAGCGTTTTAATGTGGATGTATAATTTCAGACCAGATTTCAATCTATTTCAAGATAATTATGCCGGATTATGGATCAGAGATTATGCTTCAGCAACCGCAAAAATTATATTAGGCGAAGCCCGCGAAAAATTTCAAACTATCGCAGGTCCTCAGGGTGGAACTAGCTTAAATGGTGCCGCTTTAAAAGCTGAAGGTCTTGCAGCAACGGAAAAACTAGATCTTGAATTAACCAACAACTTTGATAACCAACAACCCATGTATTTCGTGATAGGTTGACCTTTGTGATAGGCTAATATATAATATATAATATTAGCACTATATGGAGATATTATGAAACTCATCGGCCTCGTTGGTTCCATAGGGTCCGGAAAAGATACTGCGGCAGATATATTGGTTAATACCCATTATTTTTATAGAGAATCATTTGCCGGCGTCCTTAAAGATGTAGTATCAGTAGTATTTGGCTGGGATCGAACCTTACTAGAAGGGCGATCCGACTATGCTAGACAATGGAGAGAGCAAGTAGATCCATGGTGGGCTGAACGATTAAAGAATAGCCAATTAAATCCTCGTTGGGTATTACAACAGTGGGGAACTGAGGTTTGCCGCCAACATTTTCATGATGATATTTGGGTAGCCAGTTTAGAAAATAAACTTCGAAAACTTAATCAGGGTGTTATTCCCCCCACTGATATTGTCATCTCAGATGTGCGTTTCCCTAACGAAATAAAAGCTATTCAGAACCAAGGAGGTATTATAATTCAAGTAGAACGAGGAGAATGTCCAGTTTGGTATGAATGGGCTAAAAAATTCAATAATGCTGATCATGGCACCCAACGAACTATGCGAATTGTTGCTGATCTAGAAGAAAGTCAGTTTCGATATAAAATACACCCGAGTGAATGGGCATGGATTGGTTGTGATATTGACTATAAAATTGATAACAATGGATCATTGCAAGACCTTTATGAACAGATAAGATCAATCCTTATGTTTGAGACTACATATTAAATGAGGGCGTGTCGGGGACTAAATCTCCCTGCCGCCATGGTAAATGTAGTAGATAAATTACCCGCTGACAGTTAGCACAAATAGTCTTAAGATTACCATATCTACAATTTTGTAGATTCCCGTCTATATGGTAAACATCAAATTGTTGAGAATATTTGCTTGAATATCCGCAACGATCACATTTAGTTTGTTTTTTATACCCTGCTTTAAACCAAAGCGGGGTTCCTTCCTTAGCTGATCTCGCACAGTGATCACACTGTGTTCTATAATAGATTTTTCCATTCTTGCGATAGTTTATAGCTATCGGTCTTTTATTACAAGTCTTACATAGCCCCCTCATATCAAAATCGCGCCCTTTTACGTGCCCTTTATTTAAGATTATTTAACCCTAAAAAACACGGTCATTACTAAATACATGAAAGTGATCCGTTAAGGAGATTTAATAATGAAGACACTACAATCACCAGGCGTTGAGGTAACAGTAATTGATGAAAGTTTTTATACACCAGCAGGCCCTGGAACAGTCCCAATGATATTTGTGGCATCTGCCGCAAACAAACCAAATGCTAGTGGAACAGGAACCGCACCAGGAACATTAGCCGCTAATGCAGGTGTGGTTTATACTATTACGAGTCAACGTGATTTAGCTGATACGTTTGGTACTCCATTATTCTATACTGACTCTAACAACAATCCTATAAACGGTGGAGAACTTAATGAATATGGGTTACAGGCTGCGTATAGTTTACTAGGAGTTTCCTCAAAAGCATATATTGTTCGCTCTGATGTAGACTTAAGTCAATTAACAGCCAAAGCCAGTACTCCAAATGGTGAGCCAGTTAGCGGTACTTATTGGATAGACACAAATAATTCTTTATACGGTGTTAGCGAATGGGATGCCGTTAATAAAGTATTTGTTGACCAAGTACCTTTAATAATTGATAATGATAATAAGAAAACTGTTGCAGATCTAAGCGGTGGAATATGGACACCAAAAGCTTCTTTTGGGACCAAAGGTTCTTACACTATGGTCATAACAAGTGAAAATACTAATCAATTATGGTTCAAGAATACAGATAATCGATGGGTTGTGGTTGGTTCTAATTTAGAATTGAATTTCAGCACAACCGGATTCACTAGCTCTTGCTGGCAAAGTAGCTGGCCAGTTGTGACTAGTACTGGTTTCGGTGCTATTTCTACAGCAAGTGTATCAATTTCTATTAACAGTACTACAGTTACATTAAGTGGAAGTGTAGACGTAGCAAGTGTCGCAACTAGTATTAATGCTGTAATGTATAATAAAGGTGTAAATGCTAGAGTTGTTAATGGTTACCTATCCTTGTTTGCAGACGCAAATGCTGCATCTAACAGTATCAATGTAGATGGAAAAATTAAATTAGGATATGGTACGACATCAACAGAAGCATTAGGATTCACATCCGGAACATACGGTGCCGTTACGTTATCAGTTCAACCTCATACACAGTATCCACAATATGGTACAGAAAAAAATCCTACCGGATCAGTATATGTCAAAACAACTTCTCCTAATAATGGAGCAGCATGGGTTCTCAAATATTACAATGGTTCAACAAAAAGCTGGGGAACAATTTCAGACCCTATTTACGCAAGTCCAGAAGCAGCGATTTATGATTTAGATAAAGTGGGTGGGAAAAATATTTCGGCAGGAACGGTGTTTATTGAAAGCAACTATGATCACGGAACAGGTGCTTCGACTAGTTCAGTTAAATTAGCTGAATTTAAATTGCATCGACGTAATGCATCAAGTCCAACTAAGGTTATGGTAACTACTACCGCTACTATTTCATCCACATCTACTTTCTCAATAAAAGAAACGTTGGCAAATAGCGCAGTTTACTCTTCGTCAACAGTGGTAACAATCCCTGCAGGCAGTACAACTGCTGGAATTACAACTGCGGTCAGCGCAGCAGGGTTAGTCAATGTTTCAGCAAATTATGATACTGTGGCAAATACATTTAGTTTAAGTCATAAATTAGGTGGCGACTTTAAATTGAAAGATGGAACTAATTCGCCATTAACCGCATTAGGCTTCACAGCTTATAATATGACAACTAAGACAGGAACAGCAAATCTATACAATGTTGGTCTATATGATGGTGATTCATATACTTGGAGAGCAAGTAATTGGAAACCATTGGTGTTTGAACCTATGGCAGATGCTCCATTTACTGTACCGGAAAATAATCGACTTTGGTATAGTTCAGTTGTTGATGAGGTTGATATCATGTATCATAATGGTACTACTTGGATTGGATATTTAAATGCTTTCCCAAGTTCTGATCCTGCCGGTCCACAAATCGCCGCGCTTGCTCCGCTAACACAAAGTGATGACACTGATCTTGTCGAGGGTGACCTTTGGATTAGCACCGCTGACATTGATAGATATGGTCTCGATATATATGTCTGGAATGGTACTTCTTCAAAATGGATTAAACAAGATCCAACAGATAACACAGGACCTACTGGGTGGTTATATAGGGATGCTCGTTGGGCCGCTTCGGGCCAAGCATCAGAACCGGCAAAAATTAAGGACCTATTAACCAGTAATTACTTAGACCCAGATGCGCCAGATCCTGCCTTATATCCACAAGGGATGCGTTTATGGAATTTACGTCGCAGCGGATTTAATGTCAAAAAATACGTAGTAAATTATATTAACATTTATGACAACGAAGGTAAAAATGCTCGATATAATGATGATGTCATGGATACTACTAATAATGAATACTTCGCAGATCGTTGGGTAACTACCAGTCCTAATAATACTGATGGTAGCGGATCATTTGGTCGCCATGCTCAACGTAGCGTGGTTGTTGAATCGTTCAAATCATTAATTGATACTAATCAGGAAATACGTGATACTGATAAACTAACGTTTAATTTAATTGCTTGTCCTGGATATGTCGAAGCAATTCAAAATATGATTGCGTTTGACACTGATAGACATTTAACAGGATTTGTTGTTGGAGATACACCATTTAGGTTATTATCAGATGGTACTTCGCTATCCGCCTGGGGACATAATTCAAATAATGCTGTTGATAATGGAGACGTTGGTGCTGTTAGCTATAGTGAATATATGGCAATGTTCTATCCGAGCGGTTTTACCAATGATAATACAGGAAACTTTATAGTAGTTCCGCCAAGTCATATGATATTACGTATGATTGTAAACAGTGATGCAAAAAGTTATGAATGGTTTGCACCGGCCGGGACAAATCGAGGTAATATAGATAATGCAACTTCTGTAGGCACCGTAGTTGATGGGGAATTTGTTCCAGTATCATTGCCCGAAGCAATTCGAGATGTATTAGCTGAAGTTAAAATTAATCCGATTGCAACCTTTCCTGGTATAGGCATTGTTAATTACGGAAATTATACTCGTGCTCCTAATGCAACTTCTCAAGATAGAATAAATGTTGCTAGGTTGGTTTGTTACTTACGTCGACAATTAGAGATTTTAGCTCGTCCATTCTTATTTGAACCAAATGATAAGATAACACGCGATGAAATCAAAGCAGCGGCGGAAAGTTTATTACTAGAATTAGTAGGTCAACGTGCATTGTATGACTTTATCGTTGTATGCGATAAGTCTAACAACACAAATTCTAGAATCGACCGCAGTGAACTATGGTTAGACATTGCTATTGAACCAGTTAAAGCCGTTGAATTTATTTATATTCCGCTGCGTTTGAAAAATACTGGTTCAATTAAAGCCGGTCTCTAAAAAGTAAAGCAGGTTATATACCTGCTTTACTCCAGAGCCATTTAGAACTACCACAATCCCAAATTCGAGTATATCCTTGATTGGTTCGGATTTGAAATTCTGTTAAATTACGATCATCTTTTTTTGTTTTTCTTAATGTAAATCTATGTATTCTTTGTAATATATTAGATTGAATATACCAATAATTTGGAGTTCCGTTATTAATTTTTTTAAATTCCAAATGTTTATATAATTCTCCAGTCGACCAACGATTATCCGCATAAGATATTACTTTAACAGGATCAATATTTTTCAAAAAGAATTTGAATAACTTACTTGCTGCCCCAACTACATTGGTATTCAATAAAGATGCGAACCTATTAATTTCCCATGTATCTTTTGACTTTCTTGATAAATTATTTTTAGTAAAAGTCATCAATGACACTAATTTATCATCATAAAATAATCCTATTCTAAAATTACTTCGACCTTTACCCATAATATGATTAATATTACAAAATGCTGCGGAATCTATACTTGATACTTCTTTTACTTGACATTTTCTGGCATAAATTGAATTTGTTGTTCTTTTCAAAATATTAGAAATTCTACTCTTAACGATTTCTTTATGATTACTCCACTCGTCTTCAAATATAATAATCATACGAACTCCTTGATCAATAAATGTCTGTTGTTTAATGAAGTCTGATTTTGGAGATCTGTTATTTGCTAATAATGCAGGCTCTGAATGCCAATATAATCCATTAAATTCTATTCCTATATTCAATGAAGGAATAAAAATATCAATTTCTTTTGAATGATATTTTTCTCTGTAACCAGAAATAGCATCTGGAGATAAAGATTTTATAAAATTAAATAATTCTAATTCCCCCCTACTTCGAGCTATTGTTCTAGGAAAACAAATAGGACACATAGATGTTTTAAATTTTGATGGTGTAAAATATTGTTTGGTAAATGAAAATTTAGTATGACATTTATTACATTCTAAGTTTAGCTGAGTCTCCGTGATAGGTCCAATTAGCGATAAGTCTAATTCTAATAATTTTTCTAAAATGTTTTTATAGAAGCGTATTGTTTTTTCCTGAATTATATTAATTGATTTATTTTTAATTTTTTCTTTAGTTTCCTGAGAATGCGTTTTACCTCTCATATTCTTACCAAAATCATATCCGTTCTTAATTTTTGTTTCTACAGCTTTATGCGCTCTCTCAATCATCTCTTCTTTATGTCTATTAGCATATTCTTTTGTTCTTTTACTCAATACTTCTTTTTGTTCTATCGTTTTTGTAGAACCTCTATTAAATTCTCCTTGTTGATAACGGTGTTCCCTTTTATTAATAGCCTCTTTAATTTTTAATAATTGATTAACATCGGTAATTTTTTTTCCTTTATTGTGGGGAATTCTTGATTTAAATTTATCTAATGTATTTTGACTATATACAGAACAATTATATTGTTTTTTATAATCAGAAGTAGATATATTATGTAATTTTAAATGTTGCCATGGGATAATTTTTTCAAATTCGATATCACAAATTTTACAAGAAATTGACATTGGTATAGTTCCTTCATTAACTATTAGTGCAAATATTTAGTATTTTTATAAAATCTAAAATTAAATGTGAATTGAATTAATTACGTAGTTAATTATTTTTTCAAAGAATGCTAAATATTGTTAAGATGAGGAGCAATTAGATGGCAATTTCTAGTTTAAGCAAATTAGGTGTTCCGTTATCAACGGATCAGAGTGCTAACAATCAAGGTTTATTAATGCCGAAACTGTTGTATCGTTTCCGCGTATTATTCCAAAACTTTGGAGTTAGCCAACCAACAACAGAATTAACAAAACAAGTAATGACCGCAGGACGTCCTAAGGTAGAATTTGATGATATAACCTTAGATGTTTACAATAGCAGAATACATTATGCAGGAAAACCAAAATGGAATCCTGTATCAATTGTAATTCGTGACGACGTATCTGGTGCTGTTAGCAAATTAGTTGGAGAACAAATTCAGAAACAATTTGATTTCTTCGAACAAAGTTCTGCTGCCAGCGGTATTGATTATAAATTTGTTACCCTCATTGAAATAATGGATGGTGGCAATGGAGCATTTGAGCCGACTGTTTTAGAAACATTTGAATTAGATGGTTGTTACCTGCAAGCAGCTGAATATAAAGGTGGTGATTATAAATCTAGTGAGGCATTAGATGTTACTTTATCAATTGTATTTGACAATGCTATTCAAGTTAATACAGTTGGTGTACCGATTGGTATTGGTGCAGCGGTTGGACGTACAGTTCGTACATTAGCTACAGGTTAATAACAATAATTATATAAAAAGGGCGTATATTTTACGCCTTTTTTATTTGGCTAAATAATGGTATGGCAAATGCTTTCGTAAATTTTCTCGAACAGGCAGTTAATGGATCAGGGAATCTTAAGGATTTTCAACATGCTTCAAGATTGTATGTTACTAATTCTTACGAGCTCACTCCAAAAGCAGCATGGATTTATTATGTAGTTTTAAACATCAATCCAGTTTTATTACAATTTAATAATTCTCTTTACCCTGCCGCTTTACGTAGAAGTCTTGAAACTTGGTATAAGAGATATAAAGGAAATATCGGATTATTAGCCAAAAGTGTTGATCTTCCTAAATTTACAATTGATACTGAAACCCTGAATCAATACAATAGAAAAACGATTATTCAAAAGAAAATTAATTATAGTCCAATATCATTAGTCTTTCACGATGATATGGCGAATGTTACTATAGATTTATGGAAAAGTTATTATCAATATTATTTTGCAGATAGTGTTGATAGTGGAAAACTTACCGTTGCTCCAACAATAGTACCAAAATATACTGATTCAAAGTATAGTGAACATAATCAGCAAACAAGTTATTCTTATGGTTTAGATAATAATAATCAAGGTGTTCCTTTCTTTACATCGATAGATGTTTATCAACTCCATAAGAAAAAGTATACATCTTTTAAAATAGTTAATCCTAAAATAAAAGAATGGGCACATGACCAATTGAATCAAACTGAAGGTAATCGTCTTATGACTAGCAAGATGACTGTAGAATACGAAACATTAATTTATAATACTAGTCAATCAAATAAAATAACCGCAGACACCCCTGGATTCAATAGAGATCATTATGATAATAGTCCTAGCCCGTTAAGTATTGGTGGGGTAGGAACAAATAGTTTATTTGGGCCTGGGGGTATTATACCAGGGGCAATTGAAATTTTTGGGGATCTTAATAATCCAGGAGCAAGCCCAATGGATATGTTGAACACTGTTATAAAAGGAGCTAATATAGGTAGAAATGTTAGCAACATGTCTGTCGCTGGAGTAACACAAGAAGGTTTTAGTATATTAGGGGGTGTGTTGGGTGGTATTTCAGCGGCGCATTCTCCTCAAGGGGCAATACCTGGAGTTACTCAAACAACAGCACCTATAGGCGCAAATTTTTTCACTGGTAAAAACTCTAGCACAAATAACCAAACACAGGCAACTCAGTCACAGCTAGGAAATTAATATGACATCTCAGAATTCTAATAATATTCCTCAAGAAAGAACAGCATCAAGTTCTGACCCTACTGTACTAGTATTTGATCAATATTATCAACCAACCATCAACCTTAATAATGATGAATTGATTGTAATGACCGGATTTTTTCAAAAAAGAGGATTTGATGATGTTGCGGCAGAATCAACTGCTATAACAATTCTTAAACAAGCAAAAAAAGATAATTATAATCCAATGGAAATTATGGGAACGTTAAAGGGATTAACTAATGTAGCAATTAGCGGACTTGTTGCTGAAATTTTAAATTATAATAGATTCAAAACAAGTTTAATTGGAGTGACACAGAAATACCTCCCATCAGATGAGGTTGCACGAAATATTTTATTATGAGTTTTAAGTATAGTCAAGGAAAATACAATTTAAAAAATCCTGAAAAATATATAGGTTTAAAAAATCCAACCTATAGAAGTTCTTGGGAATTAAGTGTATGTAAAATGTGCGACGAAAACAACGCCATACTCCAATGGGCAAGTGAAAGTATAAGAATACCTTATAGAGATCCATTAACTGGTAAGAATACAATTTATGTACCAGATTTTCTTGTTATATTCGAAGACAATCAAAAGAAAAAAAGAGCAGAAGTATGGGAAATTAAGCCTGCAAATCAAACATTGAAAGAGAATGTAGGTAAAAATAAATACAACCAAGCCCAGTATGTTAGAAATATGGTGAAATGGGAAGTGGCCAGGGCATATTGTAAACAGAATGGCATGCAATTTAGAATCATCACTGAACACCAATTATATCACACAGGTAAAAAAATATGACAAAGAAATTGGAAGAACTGTTAGATATCAAATCAATAGAAGAAAAAGTGATCACTGCGGAAAAACTGCCTATTATTCCTACGATTAATCTACAAGAAAAACTTGAAGAGTTTGATAAGATTTCAGCAGCATTACCTAGAGTAAAGGGACTAGGTGATATGAGTGACTCTGAATTAGATAGTTTAGCTAATAAAGCAGAGAAAGCATACGATGATTTAATGGATTTAGGGATGAATGTCGAAGCTCGTTATGGAGCCAGAATGTTCGAAGTGGCAGCTAATATGATGAATGCCGCTATTAATGCCAAATCTTTAAAGATTGATAAAAAATTAAAAATGGTAGATCTACAATTAAAAAAACTAGCAATAGAAGAAAAAAAGGATCAATATCCGCGAGAAAGAAGCATTGACGGGAAAGGTTTTATTATGACTGATCGGAATAGTATCCTTGAAAAACTTAAAAAACTTGATAAATAACTCATATGGACACCAATATGAAAAATTTCAAAGATTATCTATCAGAGGGCTCTAAAAAGTATGATTTTCGCATTAAAGTTGCGGGAGAGGTTTCTAAAGAACAAGAAGGTACAATGGAGGCCTTACTGAGTAAATTCCAAGTAAGCGGATTTAAAAAAGTAGGTAAAACACCAATACAAGCATTACCTTTAGATTTTCCAAGAATAAAAAATGCAGAAGTTAGTATTTACGAAGTTACTCTAGATTACCCTTCTACCCAGTGGGAATTACAAGAATATATTACTTCTAATATGAATCTTACAAAAGATGCGGTAGTTGTTCGTAGACCAGATGAGCCATACGAAGAGTATCAAGCACCAAAGGATGAGAAAAGAAAAGAAGCATTATTAACCGATTCTGAATATAAAGAATCACCAAATGCTAAATTTGAAGAATTTTACGGAGACAAATATAACTCCGGATTTGTTAAAGAACTAAATGATATTCTAAAACTTCAACGTAAAGAACGCGGTGAAGTTATTCCTGAACAAACTGCCGCAAAATTTAATACAGATACAGAAGCAGGAAAAAGTAGTGTTTTAAAACCAGCCGAAGGTCTTAGGAAATAACAATGAATATGGGTGATGTTATAACTCGACTGGCTGAATTAGATTCTAAAAATACAGATATAAGTAAACCAGTATCAGAAGAGTTGGGAAATATGATGCCGGCAACTAGCGGTTCTTCGATGAGTCCACTTTCAAATGTTAACGGTGATACACAAGACACCGCAGTTGATGAAGCATTCGGAATCGACCACCCTTATTATGATTCAATTTTTAGAACAGGTAACTATGGTGGTCGAACATATAGAGATATTGCCAAAGCAGTAGCGGGTGATGATCCGAGAAAACTAATATCAGTAATAAAAAAACTTAGACAAGAAGCTAAGGAAATGGTTCAAAAGTATAAATCTTATAAAGTCGCTATGTTTCATGACCAGGCAATTAAGGGATTTGACTCTGTATTAAAACAAATGATCGCTGCCAGCAATCAACATAATTCACAAGATCCGCATGATCAAGATGATCCAGCGCCAATGGAAGGAATAGACATGAAAAAAGAAAACACGTATGAGACATTGTCCTTAGAAAGCTTGCGTTATCTATCAGGAGTTAGAAAAACGATAGAAGAGTGTGGACTAACCAAAGAAAAAACAAACGAAGATATTAGTATTACTGCAACCAGTGGACAAGAAATATCAGGTATGTTAAAAGATATTATGAGTTTAGCAGGGGTACACCAAGTTGGACCAGAACACATGCCAATAGAACCGGCTGGACAAATGGAGCCAGAAGAACCAGTTGCTGTTGCTGCAATAGAAAAAGAACCAGGAGGAGAACACAATGATGGAAATATGATGCCACCAATGCGTGATATGATTGATGTCTCAACTGATGAACCAGAGATGGATGAAGATTCAATGAATCGATCTTTTGATAATAGTCCACATGAAAGAATAAAACAAGATCCTGTAAAACAGTTAGGGGATATTAATAACTCATTTGGTGAATTGCCAGTAAGAGCCGTTAATCCAGTTCATGAAGTTATAGATACTACAGAATCAATATTATTTACAGATTATAAAAAATTTACTGAAACATCTAAGGAAAAAAAAATAAAAGAAGCAACTGATAAAGTATTTTCTAAAATACTTTTAGAATTAGACACTCAGATAGCTGATAAAGAAGATTACATGGCTCGCAGGAAAGCATTGCAAGACATATTACGTAGTCCAGGTTTAGATAAAGGTACAAAGATCAGAGTAATGCAGAGATTACATTCTTTAGATAATGAAGCAAAAGTAATCGGATTGGTAACTTCAGAAACTCACTCTTCTGACGAAGTACAAACGAACGAATTAAGCAAAGGAACATTAGGTAATTACGCCGATGCCGCGTTTAAAGATTATAATAGGCATGGTACAGCGGCACGAGTAGCACGTAATAGCGGAGATTATGGTACAGCCAAAGCACATCAAGGTATAGAATTAAAACGTAAAGCAGGATATGGAAAAGCACATGAAAAATTCTTTTCGAAAGCCGACGTACGTGAAGGGAAACCAAGTGCTGGATTATCTAAAAAAGAAAAATCTTCAGTGGTTAAGAAAGCAAAGTCTGGTAAAGATATCGGAAAAGGCAACTTTGATAAGGTGGCTTCTAAAGCGGCAAAGAAATATGGTAGCAAAGAAAAAGGCAAAGCAGTTGCGGCCGCTGCAATGTGGAAAAATTTAAAAAGAGAAGAAGGTGCCTGAAGTTAAACAAACTACCGCGTGTCGGTAACTTATAAAGACAAAAATAGCCCTCCGGGGCTATTTTATTTGTAAATACAATATGGCTTCAAAAAATTACTTTGATGGGGTGTTGATAAAACGTCCACATACTATTCAACGTTGGACAGAAAATGATATTCAAGATTTACTGAAATGTCAGGATCTTGATACTGGCCCAGATTATTTTTTAGAAAATTTCTTCTATATTCAACATCCATTAAGAGGTAAATTACGATATCACGCATATGATTATCAACAAAAATTACTAGAAAATTATCATAAAAATAGATTCAGTGCGAATTTATTAGGGAGGCAATTAGGGAAATGTTTTGAGAAAAGTATAAATATATGCATAATGAACAAATATACAGGAAAAATATATGATATCCCAGTTGGAAAATTATACGAATATGAAAAAGCAAAAAGAGACGGACATACATTACCAGACATCTCACAATACGAAAGAAAAACATTGTAAGTTATGCAATAAAATTTTTCTTACCAAATCAAATGTGGCTAAAACTTGTTCAATCAAATGTCGAATGATATTCAGAACACAAAGTAATTTACGGCAATTAGTTTGTATAAATTGTAATTTACCTTTTATAGGAAATAAAAGAGCAAAATATTGTAGCGTGAAATGCTGGAGTGATCTGATGTTAAAAAACAAAAATACAGGAATTGAAAATATTGATTATATTAAATGCCCTCTTTGTACTTCTCATGTTAAACAAATTACTCAACAACATGCTAAAATGCACGGATTCATTTCGTCAAAAGATATGAAAATAAAATTACAATTACCAGAAATTACATGTGATAAAATTAAAAAAATGAATCAGGGAAACAATAATCCAGGATATCAACATAACGGAAAATTTTCAAAGTTTAGTAAAAAATTTATTCATGGATATAATAAAGAATGGAATGAACAACATGTAAAGAATATAAGACAATCAAGAAAAGATCACCCAGAAAAATATATCAATACTATTGAATATTGGATGTTACAAACAAATGGTAATATTGAAGAAGCTAAAAAATTGCAATCCCACTCTCAGACTCGAGATCTCAAATATTTTATTAATAAGTATGGAGAAGAGGATGGTACACGCCGCCACCTAGCAAAAACTGAAAAATGGATAAAATCATTCAAAAAACAAAATTTTTCAAAAATATCTCAAGAATTATTTAATTCTTTAATACAAAAATTAAATGATAAAGAAAATATATACTTTGCTACATATGAACGTGAGAATATGAAAAAATATAAAAATAAAGAATATAGATTAAAATTAGAAAAATCATTTATTTTACCAGATTTTATTGATGTTTGTTTAAAAAAAATAATAGAATTCGATGGTAATTATTGGCATGGTTCAGCAAAAGCAAATCCTCAGCGTGAACAGGCACGAGATATTGCAATTAAACATGCAGGGTTTCAAGTGTTACATATCGCAGAACAAGAATATAAACAAAACAAACAAGAAGTCATAGATAAATGTATCAACTTTCTAATCAAGTAATCAGAAAATTTGAAGATGTAATTGATCTCGACGAATGGAATATTAAAACTGATTCGGGTTGGGAACCTCTCGATGATATAAAACAAACAATCGAATATGAAGTTTATACTTTAACATTAATAAACGGATTAATTTTAAAATGTGCTGATGATCATATAGTTTTTGATGAAAATATGAATGAAATATTTGTCAAAGATCTCACTACTGCTCATAAAGTGCAGACAATTAATGGTCCTCAACCAGTTGTGTCAGTAATAGCATCTGGACAATGCGAAAAAATGTTTGATGTTGGGGTTGATTCCTTAGATCATAGATTTTATTCAAATGATATATTAAGCCATAATACTACTACCGCAGTAGGTTATCTCTTATGGTATGCGATGTTTGTTGATAACAGTACGATTTTAATCGCAGCACACAAGTATACTGGTGCTCAAGAAATTATGTTGAGATTGCGATACGCATATGAATTATGCCCGGATCATATTCGTTGTGGAGTTACAAGCTATAATAAACAGAGTATCGAATTTGATAACGGTAGTCGTATAGTTGCACAAACAACTACAGAGACAACAGGTCGTGGTATGTCTGTTTCTTTATTATATTGTTTGAATGGAGAAACTACTGTAAAAATACGAAATAAAAAAACATTAATTGAGGAGGAAATTACATTACGAAATCTATATCAGAGATTGTACAATCCAAATCAAATTATCGAGTGATGAATTTGCCTTCGTATAAATAATTACATGAAAACAAAAATTGAACAATTTATTAAACGTAATCAAATTCGTAATTTAAAACTTTACCAAACTGGATTAATTGAGGGTGAAGATTATGTAATCTGCCCCGTTAGCAAACAAAGAATGCTAATTATTCGTTCTGATTACATTACTAAAGTATTAGAAATGTCGTTGGATGAATATGACCAAAAATATCCTGCTACTCAAAGAAGGTGCCGAGCTCATACGGAAAATATTAGAAAAGGTTTACATAGAATAGATTTAAAAACTGGATTAACTAAGTATGAACTCGGACAGGTAAAGGCTCGACGAATATTAAAATCAGTTGATAAAGATGGTATTTCTGGATATAAACGCAAAGGTCAAAAAACTCGTGACACACACATGAAAAATATTGATGCATTTGGTAGAAATGGATATCAACGACAAGTGATAGGAAGATTAACAACAGTATTACCTAATGGATTGACTGTTGAACAAAATGCTCATAAGAAACAAAAAGAAAAATTACTCTCTCAAGGAATTTCTCGAGTGGTTGGGGCCAGTAAGATATCAAAAAAGATATTAAAATCAATTTTAGATTTTTTAGAAGAACATAATATAAAATATTATTTTGATCAATCAGAATATAGTATAAAAGATACAGATTCTGGAAATTGTTTCTTTTATGACCTAACTATACCAGATCATAAGATCACAATTGAATATCAATCCCATGCATGGCATGCCGATCCTACTTTATCAGAAGAACAATGGAACAGTTGGAATCCGCCGTGCGGCAAAAGAAAAACAGCACAAGAAGTTTTAGAATATGATTATATGAAAGCAAAAGCATTATATAAATTACGAGGAATAATCACATATTATATATGGGAATCTTCAAGAGATACTGACGTAAGGGAAATATTATGTTTGCTGAAAACATTGAATATGAAATCTTAACGCCATCGGGCTGGCAGGATTTTAAAGGTATTACCCGCACTACTGATAAAATAACCTATAAATTAACCTTATCAAATAATGAGATTGTTGAAGCAACATCCGGCCATTATTTTTTTCAACAAAACGTAAAAATACAATTAAAGGATCTGAAAGTTGGGGAGTATATAGATACCGTAAACGGATCTATACAAATAATTTCTATAGAAAAATTAAAACCAACAACTGTCTATGATATGATCGAGGTTAGTGACAAGTTACATAGATTTATTGTAAATAATTGTTTTATAACAAAAAATTGTGATGAATTTGCTTATGTTGAGCCAAATATTGCTGTAGAATTTTGGACCTCAATTAGTCCAACATTAGCAACAGGTGGTAAAGCAATTATTACATCTACACCGAACAGTGATGAAGATCAGTTTGCACAGATATGGAATGAAGCAAATAAACTATTTGATGAATATGGAAATCAAACTGAGGTAGGCCGCAATGGATTCGCACCATTTAAAGCAATTTGGAGTGAACATCCAGATCGAGATGAAGCATGGGCGCAAGCTGAACGAAGCAGGGTAGGAGTTGAAAGATTTGAGCGAGAACATTGCTGTAAATTCTTAGTCTTTGATGAAACATTAATAAACAGTATCAGTTTATCAAACTTAGATGGTATAGAACCTATTATGAAAATGGGTCAAGCACGTTGGTATAAATCAATTAATCCAGCATGTACATATATTTTTAGTTTAGATCCTAGTTTAGGAACTGGTGGTGATTACGCGGCAATAGAAATTATAGAATTACCTACATTAATTCAGGTCGGTGAATGGCGCCATAATACAACCCCTGTTCAATCTCAGGCAAGAATACTTAGAGAATTAGTCAAATATGTCGATGGTAAATGTAAAGATATAGGGGTAACCAGTAGCATTTATTATAGCGTAGAAAATAATACCTTAGGAGAATCTGCAATTGTTGCAATAAATGAATTAGGTGAAGAATCTTTCCCCGGATTATTTCTATCAGAACCTATAAAGAAAGGACATGCTCGCAGGTTTAGAAAGGGGTTTAATACCACTCATCCTGCAAAAATAGCAACCTGTGCTAAATTAAAACAACTAGTTGAAAGCCGTCAAATTACAATTAACAGCAAGCCTCTAGTAAGTGAATTAAAAAGTTTCGTTGCAAATGGTATAACATTTGAAGCAAAGACAGGGCAATATGACGATCTTGTATCTAGCTTATTATTAGCGGTACGTATGATTATGTTACTGCAAGAATGGGATCCTATGATTTATGAAAAAATGCGAGATCATACTGGGTTAGAAGAATATGATCTACCTCTACCGATCTATGTGAGTACATTTTAATAAACTGATATAAATACAGGATGAACGCTATAGACCTCATTTCACAAGATCTTTTCGATAAAATTCGAAGCCGTTTTTCTAAATTAGAAATGGGCGATGAGGATGGTAATACAACGTCTGATCCCCAAAATGCCAGATTTTTTGACTTTAATTTTACTATCGAAGGGAACAATCTAGGTCGTGTTAGTATATCTATTAACGAACGTGGTGCATTAAAAGTGTTTTATGGCCAAAGTATCTTAGAAAGTTCCGACCCATTTACACAGAAAATATGGTATGATTTTTTAAGAGAAATGCGAAACTTTGCAAAACGTAGATTATTAAGATTTGATACCCGCGATATTACCAAATCAAATTTAAATAAAGAAGATTTTCAATACCTTGCTTCGGTAGGGACTAAGGAAGAGAATATGTCAGAAAATAAAATGTTTGGTAGCACTAAGAGTAGCTACCTTCCTCTAGAAAAAACACGTCTTATAATCCGCCACAATAAGTCAGTTGATGAGGAAATAAGAGGTGCGCGTTCGAGAAATATTGAAGCTCTATATGTTGAAAATTCAGAAGGTGAACGTTACAAATATCCTTTCATCCATATCGCTGGTGCTAAGGCAATGCAGCGACACGTTGCCAATGGTGGGCGTCCATATGATGATTGTGGTAAAGCTATTATTAAGATGAGTGAAGATATTGCTCAACTACGAGCATTGCAACGACATGCAGGAAAACATCGAGATACGATGCAGGCAGAAGCCAGCGAAATGCTAGGTCGGGCCTCAACTAAGTTAGAAAACTTACGTCAACATGTTTCAAACCTAAGCAAACAACGTCATTATGAAACTTGGAAAGAAAGTATGGCTCATATAACAAGTGGAGATAGCGTTGTACTTGATCAAGCAACGATGGAAGATTATAAAAATAAATTTACAGTAAGTACGTTCCAAGAAGACCTAACTCAATTCTTTCCATTGATACATTCTATTATGCAAGAAACGGGTGAAATAGATTTAGATAATCATATAGGTGAGAATAGTAAAGAAAAATGTGAAGCCTGTAACGAAGATCCATGTGAATGTAATAATGAGGGAATTGAAACAGTTAAGCCATTTGAGGAATGGGTCGAATCTGTTATTGAAGGAAAGATACCAGACGATATTCTCCAAAGTTTAAAACAGTTAATAGATAATGACTTGACATTAGGTGTTGACGGAGTGAGTGCGGTAGAAGCACTCCAAGGAATAGGTATTACAGATTCAGACTTAGACTCAGCATTGGAACAACTATCTAAAATTGATCCGACTGCAGATCCTAAACCAACGATTTTTGCCTGGTTAAACAAAAAAGATCCGGATGCAGCAAAACAATTAGGATTTAAAGAACCAGGATCAGAAGAACCAGGATCAGAAGAACCTGTAGTAGGAGATAAGAAACCCGAAGATGAAGAAGGTGGTGAAAACGACGAACAATTAGTTGAAAAACCTACGTTACTTGATATTGCTGAGCTAGTGAAAAGTCACTATAATAAAGAAGATAACACATTTCCGTTAGGCGAGACTGGTGTTGTCACTAAAGTCAGAAAAGAGTTAGGTGATTGGGCCGGGGATCTTGCAGAAAGATTAGTGCATTCGTTAAAAGAAAAACAAAATGAGATTCATGCTCCTCGGGGGCCTGAAGATAACGTTGATCACGATCAAGATGACCCTGATCAATACGGACGTTTACAACCAGATGAAGACGGTGATGTTGAAACTGTTCCAGACATGGACGAATCAAACGCATCTGATGCTGAATTAGCAAGAATGGCGCATAAAGCGTATTGTGCCGCTATAGCAAACGGTAATCATGTTATGGCAAGACATTACAAAGAAAAATACGAAATGCACAAAGAAAAATCTAAACGTGCAAAATCTGAGCCATCTGAAGAAATGGATGAATCCCCTATAGATCCAATGAATGCTACTGATGAAGAAATGGCACGTTCAGCACATAAATCTTATTGTGATGCTGTAGCAACTGGTGATCATGTTTTGGCTAGACACCATAAAGGGAAATATGAATTGCACAAAGATAGGGCAAGACGTGCAAAAGAGAGTATGGGAGAAGGATCCAACCATTCAAAGAAACAACCATGGGATCCAGTTAAGGGTTCTACCGGAAAACGTAAACAAAAAGCAGAATTTGATAAAACGATAGTAGGTAAAAAAGATTACATTAAGAACTGGAAACAAAAAGAAAAAGCCGCCGCAGCAGCCAAAATTGGTGCGAAGAAAGAAGGTACAAACGAAGTATCTAGCCATAAGAAAGAAGTTGAAAAAAAACGACAAGAATATAATCGCCAGCAAGATCAAAAACAGAGAGAGCGCGACAAAACTGAAAAATTTCATTACGGAAACGCCACGGTGAACAAAGGTGCAAAGAAAGAAGGCATAGACGATAAGAAAAAAGATAATGAAAAGTACGATAAGGCCACAACTGCAACAGGATCAGTTGATCAATTAGTAAGTAAAAATTCGGCAAATAAGAAAGAAAGAAAAAAAGCCGACTTAAAATATGATCAAGATACATCCGCAACTGGATCAAGTGGTTGGAACGAAGATAAAACCTTTCAGGATATTTTGAAGCTTTCTGGCATAAAAAAATAGCATTTCCCTCTTGCTATAATAAATAAAAACGTGCATAATTAATTAATGCACATAACTTCCATTAGTCAGTAGGCTAATGAGAAGTGGCATTTAAAACAAAAAGGAGAATTACCATGGCCACACTTCAAGAAATTAGAGCAAAACTTCAAGCAGCATCACAAACCTCCGGATTCAACGGAGGCGACAATCAAATATACCCGCACTGGAATATTGCAGAAGGACAAACGGCAACTGTAAGATACCTTCCAGACGGTGATCCAAATAATACATTCTTTTGGATCGAACGCGCGATGATTAAATTGCCGTTCGCAGGAATTCGTAATGAAACAAATTCTAAACCCGTAACTGTACCAGTTCCTTGCATGGAAATGTGGGGAGAATCTTGTCCAGTGTTAACTGAAGTCCGTCCTTGGTTTAAGGATAAGAGCTTAGAAGCACAAGGTCGCGCATATTGGAAAAAGAGAAGTTACCTTTTCCAAGGATTTGTTGTTGATAGTAAGTATCAAGAAACCGGGAAACTTCCAGAGAACCCAATTCGTAGATTCATTATTGGTAGTCAGATTTTCAACATTATCAAAGCCGCATTAATGGATCCAGATATGAGTGAACTTCCGACAGATTATGTTCACGGAATTGATTTCAAAATTGTCAAAACTAGCAAAGGTGGATATGCAGATTATTCTACATCTACTTGGTCGCGTCGTGAACGAGCATTGTCAGATGAAGAATTAGCCGCAATCAAACAATATGGTTTGTTCAATCTTAAAGACTTTTTGCCTAAAAAACCAGGCGAAGTTGAGATAAAGGTTATCACAGAAATGTTTGAAGCATCTGTAAATGGTGACGCATTTGATATGGAAAAGTGGGGTCAATATTATAAGCCATCGGGTTTCAACAATCAGGCGGCAGAGACTACTGCGGCTGCAACAGATAATGCGCCTGTAGCAAAAGCCGAAGCTGCACCGTCTCCTGTTGTAGAAAATGCACCTGTAGCAGAAATTGGTGCTAGTTCACGAGCTAAGGATATTTTAGCTGCAATACGTAGTCGTCAGGCAACAGCGAAAGCTTAAATTAGAGAAATCATAATAACCGCTATTTAGTAGCGGTTATTATAACTATCATGCGTGATACTATTCTTGCAATTATTGCCAAGACACCTAATCCAAAATCTTGGGCTATTAAAATAAAAAATAATACATCTATAATGAAAATTATAACTCCCATAATGGATCAGTTTAATATAACAATTGCAGCAGCAGTATATTGTTATTTAAATAATGTAACACCTATATGTGAAAATTGTAATACAAAAAAATTTACATGGTTTAATAAAGGATTCGCATATTGCGGTAAACGAAATAAATGCAAATGTCATTTTAATGATGCACCTAATAAATCAAAATTGACCAATATATTTAGATACGGAGTTCCGAGTTATGCACAAACAACTGAATATATTAAAAAAACAAAGACCACTAATTTCAAAAAATTTGGAGTAGAACAGGCATCTTGGTCATCTATAATTCGAAATAAAGCCAGACAAACCTGTCTGATTAAATATGGCACTGAATATCCTATTAAACTCGCAGTATTTCAAGAAAAATTAAAATCAACAAAATTAAAAAATCACAGTAATACAAATTTTAATAATCGTGCAAAATATATAAAAACAGTACAAAAAAAATATGGGGTTAAAAATTCTTCATATATTAATAAAACAAAAGAACAGTTACAAATATTACTTAATAAAGAAACATTCATTAAATTTATAACCGGGAAAACAATTCAATATGCGGCAGGTGAATTACATGTTGATCCTAATACAATTAATAAATATACAGAAATTTATGATTGTAAAAAATTATTAATTGATTCAACATATAGTAAATGGGAATTAATTATATCAGAATATTTAAAGAAATTAAATGTTCAGGTGATATGTAATTCAAAAAAGATCATTCCACCATATGAATTAGATTTTTATTTACCAGACTTTAATGTAGCTATAGAATTAAATGGTAATTATTGGCATAGTGAATCAATGGGAAAGGGACCAGATTACCATTTTTTAAAATGGAAGATGTGTAAAGAGCGTGGAATTAATCTATTTCAGTATTTCGAAGATGAACTAATACAATCAATTGATTTAATAAAAGCAAAAATTAGATATATAATTCATGCTCCCGTTAACGTCATAGGCGCAAGAAAAATAATAATACTTCCAATTTCATATAATGAAGAATCAACCTTTCTTGAAACATACCATATTCAAGGATCAAGTAAGGCACGAAACGAATCTGTGGGTGCATTTTATGATAATAAATTAGTTGGGGTAATATCGTGGTTGACTCGAACTTCTTATTTAGAAATAACACGATTTGCAACAGACACTTCTGCAAGTTATCCGGGATTATTTAGTAAATTGTTAACATATATTATTCGTAAACTAAACTACCATGGAAGAATTATATCATTTTCAGATAATAGACATTCCACTGGTAATTTATATAAGGCTGCAGGATTTACAAATGTAGCCATATTAAAAGCTGCATATTGGTATACAAAAGACTATATATTACGTGAAAATCGACAGAATTATATGAAGACTAAAATAGCAAAAAAATTTAATATCGATGTAAAAAATAATACAGAAGCTGAATTAATGGTGTCACTTGGATATGATAGAATTTGGGATGCCGGTAAGATAAAATGGCAATTAATAATTTAAAAAGGAATTAATATGGTGAAAAGTTTTGATATTTCTAAATTTCGAAAAAATATTACTAAAAGTATTGAAGGACTGGGTATCGGTTTTAACGACCCCACAGACTGGATTTCTACCGGTAACTATGCGTTAAATTTTATCATC